CATCAGTAATTGTTATTGTACCTGAGTTAGTTCCTGAATTTGTATCTAAAGTTAAATCATGTGCACCGCTTGATGTAAGTGTTGCAGCTGCAGCACCAGTTCCAATTTTAGTTTCACCTGATCCTTTCGGAATAATTGCAACATCTATATTTGTGTCTCCACCTGTAGCAGATATTGACGGTGCGTTTCCAGTTGCAGCATTAGTTACATCAAATTGATTAACCGCTGAAGCTGTTGTTTGAAATATTAATTGTTCATTACCATTTTCATCAATGATTCCGTGAGCATCATCAAAGGCAATATTAAAATCGTTAGTGTCTAAGTTACCACCTAATTGAGGTGATGTATCATCAACAACATCTCCACCTGTTTGAACTTCTAAAATATCTGGATTAGTTCCATCGTTTGCAGTTGCAAAAACAATTGCAGTGCCTTTGTTTGTTGTAGCAAAAGTAAAAGTACCACCTGATCCTGTTGCATATTTAAATTGTACTGTGTAAGCACCGGATGTTGCATTTTTTAAAATATAAAAAGTTTCTACATCATTTGGAATTGTTACAATTCTATTTCCTGTAATTGAACCTGTAAACTCAATCATTCTTTGTTGAGCTGTTCCAGTTAATGCTCCATCATCAACGTCTAATGCAGTAGTACCTGCTCCTCCTGCAATTGATACTTGTGCAAAACCACCTGTTAGTTGTGATACTAAATTTAAATTAGCGTTTGTTTTTGTTCCCCATGTACCGGCATTTTCGCCAGTTGCCATTAGCTCTATACCAAGAGGTGTGTATGTTGATGCCATAAATTTTATCTCCTATGCAGCGTCAGTATAACTTGTATTTGATCCAGTTGCAACATTAGAATAATTCGTATTCGAACCTGTTGAAAGCGCACTATATGATGTATTTGAACCAGTGTCAACATCTTGATAATGAAGAATAAACGGTTCTCCAACTGTAGATGTAAGGGGATCTGTTACTAGACCTTGTACTACATCAGGTAATGTTGAAAAAGACCCTACACTAGATGTAGAAGATTGACCAGATAATTCATATGCAAATTCTAATGTAACAGAACTAATTGAAGATGTTGCAGATACACCTGTTACATTTATTAATTCAATAGAACCAACTGTAATTTCTCCAACACTAGTTGTTGCTGATACACCTGTAATAGCACTTGGACCAAATTCTAATCCAAGAGTTCCTAAAGCTGAAGTAGATGCTATTCCTGTTATTGGTTCAGTGCTTGCACCAAAATTTAAACCTAAAACCCCTTCGTCTGAGGTAGCTACTTGTCCAGAAACGGATACAGTAGGACTAATTACAAAACTTAAACTTCCAACACTTGTGGTTGCAACCTGACTAGATAATTCATATGCAAATTCTAATGTTGGTGATCCCAAATTAGATTCTATTTCTTGACCTACTAAACCTATAACTTGATTTGGTGATTCACCCCAACTTAAATCTCCCCATTCATCTCTACCCCAACCAACTAATGTTCCAGCATATGATAAAGTTGGAGTTGCAAAAGTTGCTGACACTCCTGTTAATGGTACACCTAATTCTCCAAAGACTTCGGGACTACCAACACTTGAAGTTAAAGAGTGATTAGAACCTATCATTTCTAATAGGTATGCAACTTCTATATTTAAAGATCCTACAGAAGAAGTAACAGCTAAACCTCCGAGAGAAATAGTTTCATTTGCTCCTTCACCCCAATCAGCTACACCATAATTTAATCTACCCCAACCTTCTTCGTTGAAAGCTTCTAAAGTAGAACCTACGTTTGATGATAATTCTTGACCTGTTAATGAATTTAAAATTACATCATCTGCCCATTCGTTGGATCCCCAAGTGTTATTACCCCAGGTTGAAGACATAAGGAGTTCCTCCTTACGCTATACGAATGATTGCGTTAGATGCGTCTGCTGTTGGAAATTGAATTGTAAAAGTTCCAGATGAAACTGTTTTATCACCACCGAAAGCAATAACTGCTACAGCTTTGTCAGATTGTGAATCATTATAAATTAAAGCACCGTTTGCTGTAAAAGATGCAGAAGTATAACTGACATCTGCAAAATCACAAACTGCAGTTGATGAATCTAGAGCTGGTGTTACACTTGTAAGTGTTGCACCTCCTGCAGAATATGCAGAACCTGATGTATTAGAAATTTCATTTGATGTTGAATAAGCTGTTGTACCTGCACCTAAAGATGCTGAACTTGTATACAAAGCTATTTTAAAAGTGTTTCCACTTGATGCAGTAAAATTGTGTGTGCCAACTAAAATCTCTTGTTTAAAGCTGTTACATATTGCCGATGATATTGCCATAATTTATATCTCCTATTACGGTGACGGAGAAGGGATTTTTATACGAACAGTTCCATCCGTGTAGTCATCTCTTTTACGTCTACCAAGTTGCTCTGCAGCAAACTTTTGTACTTCTTGTTTATATTTATTTTCATATAATGTCAACATATCTATTGGACCTTTTAGATAAGAAAATGCTTCTACTAGGCAAGCATATAACAATCCATTTCCAAAATATTGACTTATATAAGTTGTTGTATTTGAACCAGAAAGACCGGTTGGAATAGCCTCATAATGTATTTTAAATACATAAGTAGTATCTGGTGCAGGAGACAAAAATAGTCTTCCTGAAGTAGTATCGGTTACACCTGTTGCTCCACCAAACATAGCGTAGTATTTTGGTTTAGCTCTAGCAGATGTTTCTGTAGAAGGTTCAAATTCCTGTAAATATGTTTCATCTTTTTTTTCTAACCAAGTATTTGCTCCTGTAGAAGCAGAAGTTGAATCATAAACTTGCACACCTTTTACAAATAAAGTTTGAGCTGGAACATTAATTGTGTTTTGTCCAGTAACTAAATTACCAGTGGATTGTTTTTTATACGCATCAATTGGTACATCTCTTAAAATTCTAAGTTCAGAGTTTTCAATAAACTGATCAGTAATAGTAGATGTTAAAACATTTGTATCTGTTTCAGTATAATTTAATATCGCTGTCGTTAATGTTGCGTATGTAAATCCAGCCATTATTTAATATCCCCTTTATGCTTTAAACGTATCTTTTTTTGCTTTGCAGTTTCCTCTACTTCTTCATATAAAACAAGATGAGGATCTTGCTTTTCAGGTTTAAAAATATTTTTTATCCAATTCCAAATTTTGTTTATCATGCGCTTATTGTTATAGGCCCAACGGAACAACCGTAGCCTCCTCCTTTTATATTACCTGTTGTAGCAGTATCCGAGTTAACTGTAAAATAGAAAAAATTAGTTACTGAATAGTCTGTTGTATCCCTTAGATCATTTTTATATTTTCCTGTTGTAATAGCATACCCTGAACCCTGTCCTATTTGTGCACCAGTTATTCCATCAAAGTTAGGAATAGTTGCATAAGCAAAAACAGGATTAGACTCAGTACCGGTACCGGGTGAAATTGTTGGTGGACCTCTAAATAAATAAGTTGTTCCATTTGTTAAACCGTGTCCAGGTGAAAACACATTTATAATTCCTGATCCTGCAGCATAAGTTTCAAAACCATTATTAGAAATCATTACAGTTGTAATAGGTTCTGTTCTATCCGGTCGTACTTGTAATAATGCAATACCATCTCCTCCTACAGGTTTAGGTTCTAATTGAGGTTGTTTAGGTTCATATTCTGTGTAATGCACAAATGAACCATTCCATTCTCTAACCATTTCTCTGTATGGAAATTCAAGCCCAGATCTATCTGAGATAGCTTTTGAATGTTTTCCTGTTGCGTACTTAGACATTAAGTTCCTGGGTAATAAGCTTTTGGTGTGATAAATGTACTAGAAGCTGAACCATCTTCTGCCAAGGCTCTTGCTAATTCATCTTCATAATATAATTTCATTTGTTGAACTAATTGCGGTTGATATTTTTGTGCAAGATAAAAAGCTAGACCTGAAGTCATACAAGGAACAAATCTAAATGGAATATCTGTTGCATTTGTATAATCTCCAACATCTTGAATTCTTTTTATATAATAGAAAT